CGCCCACTCAAAATCCGAAATCTCATACCGCCGAATCGTCATCAAACACCTCCACGGAGTTTGAATCACAAACCGTGCAAAAGGGGAATCATTTTATGAGTGCGTGACCTAGAGTCCGCAACGCGGCCAAATGGCAGCTTGACGCGATTCATCGGTCTTGCAGATGGCACGACCGCGCTCATCATGGGTTCGGATGAACGCGATGACGATACAGTGCGGCGCGACGATATGTGGCGGCGTTGGATAACATTGCGAATTGTCTACGATGTGGGAATTTCCCAACTGCAACCCGCGGTGCTGGCCCCGCTGATTGCGCTGGGTACGGATGCGGCGCGGATTCAGTGGGTGGGCGACGGTGCTGCGGTGAGCAGCATTCTTACCGATGGCGCCGGAAATATTCTGACCGATGCGAGCGGTGATCTGATCGGAGTTTATTAAATGACCAATGCGATCACGATTACCGCGCCGGGGGCTGCAACGGTGGGCGTGGCGTTTTCGGTTGCGGGCACGGTCAGTCCCGCCGGCGATGCCGTTCAAGTGCAGCTGGATACGCAGGATGCCACGCTGCCAACTGGACCTTGGGATGCCGCGACGACCGCCGCCGGCACGTTTGCCGCCGTGGTTGAGATTGTGGCGCCTGGGACCTGGTATGTCTGGGGTTATGATCCGATTAGCGGGGCATCCGCGGTGTCATCTGCCATTACCGTGCCGGCGGCGTTATTGAATTATGTTGAGGGCGTCCCGGTATCGACTTCCGTGGCCGCTTCATTGCTGGGGGGCAGTGCGGTGGGCGAAACGCCGGACGAACTGACGATGGCGATGGCGGCGGCTGACATGGATACGGCGCTTGTGGCGCAGGGTGGTAAAACGCTGTTCGCCCAGCCGTTCTCGGCGATTTGGACGTGGATTCAAGGGCATTTGCCCGGTTATCTTTTGCCGCAAGTGACGATTGCCGCGGCCGGGACGGTGCAGCTTGATAATTCGGCGCATAATCAGCGGTTGCTGTTGATTACGGGGAGCGGCGTGACGATTGTGCCGCTTACGAGTTCGATGGGGCCGGGATTCGTCTGTGACGTTATCAACGCATCCGGGACTGGCGTTACGCTTTCAGGAATCACGACCAGTACGGGCGCCGAGAGCATCGCTGCCGGCGGCATTGCGCGCATATATGCAGCAACGCCGCCGGGTGAGTCGCTTGTTGTGTACGCGAAACTATGAGCGCAACCGACATTATAAGTCTGGGAAGGCTGGTGATGGCGGCACCTGGCGTGGCCCTGCAAAGTGGCACGGCCGCCAGTAGCAGTGGCGGCGCCGGCAGCACTGGGCTGAGCAATATCACCTTGCTGAGCGGGCCGGGCCAGAGCAATGCCGGCTATGCGGAGACGCAGGACGGCGCGTTGCTGGCGATGGCCCAGGCAACCACATTCTATCTGCAAGCGGCTGGCGCGCCGGCGGTGCTGACGTCCTGGGTTAATCAGGGCGAGGCCGGCACGGAAGTCTCGGGTATCGGCGTGATGGAGATTGTTACGCCAGCCCTTTATGCCGGAGCGTTTTTGGCGAATTCGGCCGGCGCGGCATATTCCGCGGCAACTGCGGCGGCGGCGGCGCTTGGCGTTTGCGGAACCGGGTATTCTGACTATGTTGCTGGCCTGAGCGAAGCGCAGCTTTCGCAGGTCAATGCGCTGATTTCGTATTGGGGCGAGAATGATAGCCTGGAATTCAGCCCTGCGGATAAAGCCGTCTACAAGGCGGCTATCGTCAACCTGCTCGCCCAGATCCGCGGCATGCTGGGCAAGACGGCGGCCGAACTGCCGATGCTTTTCTTCGGCCCGCCTTATGGGCTGTTACCGAATTACATCACCTACCCGCCAACCTTGCGCGAAGTCTGGGCCGAACTCGACGCCGACCCGGCGCAGAATTTTCACTGGGCGGTGCGGCAGACCTATGACACGATTTCCCGCAATGAATTTTGGAACGCCGCCACGGGCGTTGCGAGTGGGGGCAATACCGATGGCGGGCACCGCAGTGCCACGGATAATGTAATTTTGTTCAAACGCGCGGCATTGCCGGCCGCAAGGGCGATTTTGGCAGCCAATGGATTGTCTGCGGCGCTGCTTCCCGCGGCGCTAGGCGCGGGGACCGGGCCTGCAATTACCGATGCCACGCTGAGCGGCACGGATTTGATGGTTACCGTTACCCATGATGGCGGCAACGATCTTGTCGTGCCATTGCTGGCCGCGCAGGGCGTGGGTTTCGCGCTGATGGATGGCGGCAATACAGCGTCGCCAGGAAATATCATTCAGGCGATTTCCTGCGCGCGGGTGGATTCGACCCATCTGCTGGTGACCCTGGCGAGCGCGCCGGTGAGCGCCCATACGCAATGCCGGCTACTATACCCTTGGGCTGGGGAATATTGGGCCGTGCAGCCGGACACCGAGATTGGCCGGGGTTGTGCGGTGACCGATAACTTCTCAACCATCGTGAAACCCGCCGGATACGATATCAACCTGGCGCTCGGCAATGGCTGGGCCGCCAACATGCCGCTTTGCACGCCGGTAACCGTTGACGGAACCGGGCCTTCCGCGGTTGCGGCGTTCGGAATCCTGCTCACCGCTTGATTGGACGGCTATGTCAGAAGAAGAGGTGAATTTGAGTGTGCTCAAATCGGAAGTCGCGCGGTTGAGCGTAGACTTCTACGCACATGCCAAAAAGGTGGACGACTATATTCTAAGAATTATGGAATTCATGTCCGAGGAAATGGGCGCCCGAAAAGAACGGGAAAAGGCGATTTCCGAACGGGCGGCGTCCATTGAAATGACTTGGACAAAAGTGATGGCGCTGGCGGCGATGTTCGGCGCGATCACCTCGCTTCCAACGATTATCCGGATCATTCATCGCTAGAGGAATTCGAATGGCATTTGCCCCAACTCCGCCGCGTGCGAACTTGCCCGCGCAGCTTCTATCGATAGCATCCATAACCGCGACGGCGGTGCAACAGTCCGGCGGAACGTCGGGTGGATCCGGATCGATCGCGATTTCCGGCGCGCCCATGACGGGTACCGCCGGGACGGCTATTTCGCTCGCGGGGAGCGTCTCGCCACCGGCAACGGCGGTGCAGATCGGCCTTTCCGGCTCCGCGAGTGTTGCGCCGAGCAGCTGGACCAATGCGACTGTCTCCGGTTCGGGCTGGACTGGAACGCTCACGCCATCGGCTGCCGGCACCTACTACATTTGGGCAGAGCAAACGGCGACACCCTCCATTCAATCGATTTCAGGCGCGCTGGTGGTCTCCGCGGCAGGCGGAACGGCATTGTCCTATAGTCTGATTGCAGGGTCCGGAAATGGGTCGCTGACCGGCTTGACATTGACGACAACGACATCCGGACCGGCGCCGGCGACGGATTGGACGACGAGTATTGTTCACGGGTCAACGGATGTGGCGCCGAATGTCAGTCTTTCCGCGATCGGCAGCATCGCGGCGGCGAAATTCTGGTTCGATACGACGAACACAGGTGTCACGCCCGGAACCTTCGGCAATGGGCTTTTCAACGGAAGTTCTCTAGCATTTTACGCCTTCGGCGATGGATTTGGCACCCCGACCTGCGCGCCGGCCGCGCCGAGCACCGCAGGCACCTATTATGGGAAATACGCTTTCTACAACGGCGCGGGCACGCTGCTGGGCGTGTTTACCACCAATGCCATTACCGTTACCTGATAAGGAATAACTTTATGACAATTGTACAACAGGGTGCGATCAACACGACCGCGCTGATTGTTCCCGATCTGTACGTGCAGATCGTTCCGCCGCAAAATCTGCTGCTCAACGGTGTGCCGACGGATGTGCTCGGCATGGTTGGAACGGCGCCGTGGGGACCGGTGAATTCACCTGTTATTGTCGGCAGCATGAGCGACTTTGCCGCGTCCTTTGGGACATTGATCGACCGCAAGCATGACCTTGGGACTCAGGTCGCAATTGCGGTTTTACAGGGCGCTTCGAATTTTCGGCTGGTGCGGGTGACCGATGGCACCGATACCGCCGCAAGTATCGTCCTTCAGAGCACCTGCCTGACGGTCACCGGAAAATACACCGGCAGCGCCGGGAACGGCATCGTGATCACGCTGGCCGCAGGATCGGCTGCGAATACTTTCCAGGCGGTTGTGACACTGCCAGGTGCGACGCCGGAAATTTATAACAACGTGGCCGGTACCGGAAATGCGTTCTGGGTTAACCTGGCGGCGGCGATCAATAGCGGCAATAGCGCGTTGCGCGGGCCATCGCAGCTGGTTACCGCGGTTGCCGGGGCGGGTACGGCGGCGCCCGTTTTGGCCAGCTACGCCCTGTCGGGCGGCACGGATGGGGTCGCCACCATTAGCACCGCCTCATTGATTGGGGTTGATGCCGCGCCGCGTACCGGCATGTATGCGCTGCGGGGCCAGGGTTGCGGGATTGGGGTGCTATCGGATCTTGACGATTCCACCTCCTGGACGACCCAGGTTGCCTTCGGGCTATCGGAGGGCGTGTATATGGTGATGACCGGGCCCGCCGGCGATACCATCGCGAATGCCGTTTCCACGAAAGCCAGCGCCGGCCTGGATAGCTACGCGGGTAAGTTGATGTTTGGGGACTGGATTTATTGGGCTGATCCGGTGAATGCTGTAACCCGGCTGTGTTCGCCGGCGGCTTTCGCGGCGGGGCGCCTGGCCAATTTGTCGCCGGAGCAATCATCTCTCAACAAGCAGATTTATGGCGTGGTTTCGAGCCAAAAGTCTGGTGCTCCGGGTTCGCCGACCTATTCCACCTATGCGACCGCCGATCTTGCCGCGCTGCTGGGCGCCGGCATCGATGTCATCTCGAATCCTCAACCCGGTGGCGCGTATTGGGGGGTTCGAGGCGGGCATAATACGTCTTCCAATGAAGTCATCGACGGGGATAATTATACCCGCCTGACGAATTATATTGCCGCAACGCTTTCTTCCGGGATGGGGCAATATGTCGGGCAGCTGGTGAACACGACGCTATTTCAAAACATTAAGGCCACGCTTTTGTCATTCCTGAGCGGCATGCTCTCTCAAGGCCTGCTCGGCAGCACCGATGGAAGGTTGCCGTTTGCGGTTGTGTGCGATAGTTCCAACAATCCATTGAGCCGCACTGCGCTGGGTTATGTTCAGGCCGACGTGCAGGTTCAATACCAGGCGATTAACGAGAAATTTATCGTTAATGTGCAGGGTGGACAGTCCGTGGTTGTTTCGCAGACTGCGACGATTCCCCAGCAATAGATGCCAAAATTCTAACTGCATAGGCATCACTGCGCTGTAACGCGTCAGATTCTTTTTAAAAGGAAGTTTTCATGTCGTCATATACCATAGGTGAGGACGTACGTGCGCAGATTATAGGGCCCTACGGCCCCATCACCGCGCCACAGCAGACCATGATATCGATTACCCCGAATCAGACGATTCAGGCATTTCAGGATCTGACCGGAACGACCAACTCGCGGACGGTGATTAAGGGTGTTACCGGCAAGATTACGTTTACCCGAACCAATCCGGATTTGGAAAATCTTGCGGCGCAGATGAGTCAGAACTGGAAGGCCGGGGTTCCGATTCCCGGAGGAAGCTTCACCTATACGATCAGTGAACTGAATGGCACGGAGACGACAGTTCATCTGAGTCCGGTTTCGTGGATGATCACCAAAATCGGCGATGCAACGCCGGGAAAGCCGGTACTGCAGGAACTTAGTTTCATCGGCGACGGATACCAGACCGTATGATCGAGATTACATTGCCGGACGGCCGTGTTCTTGGGATCGAGGCCGTTACGCCAGCGGAATCCATGAGGCTGGCTGAGGGAACCCGTGAGCTCAGTGGCAATCGCGGATGGTGTTCAATGGCGATCATCGTTTCGTCCATCCGGAGCATCGATGGCATTCCGCGACCTTTTCCAACGCATAAAAAGCATATTGAGGCAATTTTAAAGGATTTGAGCGAGGACGATTTGGCGGCGATCCGCGGCGCTTATAAGCACGTGGAAAATGCGCCGGTGAAGATCGAATTTCGAAAACTCACCCCCTTCGAACTGCTGAAAATATACGAATATGCCGGCGAGTTTAATGATGTACGGGGGTGGCTTGGTCCCGCGACGATCGCTGCTTCCGTAAGAAAAATCGACGAAAGAGCCATCGCCTTTCCAGAAAGCCAGGCCGAGCTTATGACACTGGTAAGTGAGCTTGGGATCGCGGGCTTTGCGGCGGCTATGGCCAAGATGAAAGAGGGTTTGGAGGCGGCCGATACCAAAGCAAGGTCTTTGGAGGCCGCCGCAAAAAACTGAGTAGCCGGGCGTTATTTCAGGACGCGGTGCTGATCGTGATGCATGGTGCGGCTTCCAGCATGGAGGCGGCATTGGCCATGTCCGATGTTTGGCGCTCGGCGACAATTTTGGCAATTAAGGAAATCGAGATGCAAAGCCGGCGGGAAGTGGCCGTCAGCATCATTGAGGCGTTGAGCGGAAAGTGATGGAGTCGTCTTCATTGCGTAATGCTTCGTCGTCTCAACGGAATTTAAGGAGTGCGCGGTATGATTGGTTATGATGCCGGCGCCCATTTCGATCCGGATGATGTCTCGAATGGATCGTTTCGCTACGTTGACCCCCTCTACCTGAAAAGTTTTGAGAATTTGTTTACGGCCACGCCGCTTATCGACGCGATTCCTGATATTGGCCTGCTGCCTTCCTCCGGCGATGCCGCTGAGTCTGACGCTGCCCTGGATGGAGCATCGGAACTGTTAGCCGGAATGCCGGGACATGTGGGAACAGGCGGAGGTCTCGGCGCCGATGTGCTGCCGCGTAGCTGCGAGCCTTCCTTCAAGCCAGCTGACGGCAAACCTCTTGGCGCGGTGCTCGCACCAATCATCGATTCAGATCAAGGCTGGATGCAGGCCGGTATGGATTTGGATTCTGGAGACGCGGACCGGTTGGGAAATGCCGATAAGACCGGCACCGGCCAAGACGATTTTTACGTTCCAGACATCGCTGGCTTGGCGCATGGCCAATGGGATGTTGAATATGCTTCTCCGCAGCCGCCTGAAGCTGTTGAAAAAGCTGAGGAGCGGGCGTTGGGCCTTGATGCCACGGGTTCTTTTGGTCTTCCGGCCGAGCTTGAGGCGTCATATGAGCCGTTTGCAACGATCGTCGCCGGTGACGGATCGGATGCGTTTGATAAATCTGCGCCGGCGGGCAACGTTGGAAACAGCGGTACCGAATCCGGTAATGCCGGGCGCGAGCGCGAGGGTTTGTTTCCTTGGGCGCTATATGATGGGATGACGCGCGCCTTCGGGGAGTCGATTCCGGACAATATGAGTCCAAATGGGATGGCAGAGGAAACGGATGCGGGGGATATTGGAACTGCGTTTGTCGGTCTCGATCAACTCGCTGGTATGTGCGCTGCGGGCACTGACAAGCGGGAGGCTGCGCCGGAGGGTGGCACTGGCCACAAATTAAGCCTGGATTTGCCGGAGGGGGAAGGTAACGATTTTGCTGGGGCGTTCGGATCGCAGATGGATTTGAGCGCTCCTTGGCCCATTCACAAATTACCCGATGATGAGAGTATACCGGGCCTCGCCGAAATGTGGGGTATGCTGCGGGATGCTGAGGGGTTCTTGCCGAAGCAGAGCGTTGCGGGGCGCGGTAGCGAGAAGGTTACGCCGGGGGAGCTGGACGAAGAGCTCGGCCTGCCGGGCTTACTTGGCAAGCTACTTGCGCGCGGTGACGTGAATGAGATCTACCCCGAAGCCGTGGATAGGCGGGGGACAGGATTAGGTCCAGACGGAGCGCGGAGCGGTCCTTCCGGGCATAAGAACGACCCGATTTATACGATAGCCATCAACCAGGCCACCGGAACATTGATGCCCACGGTAGCGACGGCGGGAACAAGCACGCGCAGCCCAGCGATCCCGGGACAAAGGAATACAGCGTGACGGCGAATTCGGATATTCTGTCGGCAATTGCGGCAACCGGCCAGCTTTTTGCGGGTTATGGGACGGTAACCCTTGGCCCGGTGCAGTTTACCGGGCTGAGCTTGCCAACCGCCATTCCGATTGGGGGCGGGCAATTAATGTCCGTGCAACAACTGCCTGGCGGCGCGCGCATTATCGACGTGATGGCCCAGGATGATGCTGATATTGGCTGGGCTGGATATCTGGACGGTCAGTTTGCGACGGAGATCGCGCGTGTTTTGGACAAAATTCGGCGTTCTGGCCAGGCGGTTACCCTGGCTTGGGATGTGTTTTCCTACCAGGTGATTGTTTCCAAATTCGTCTGCCAGATTCGACATGCGCCGATGCCGTATCGGATATCGTGCACGGTGATTGCTGACAATACGCTGGTTGCCGGCACCACGGCCGTAAATATGGCGTTGCAGGTCACGGCCGATCTTTCGGATGGCAACCCGGTGGCAGCGCTTGGCGCCGTAAGTCAGGGCATCGTCGGTTCAAGCGTCGCCGATGCCGGCGCCGCCGCTTCGGCCACCAACGCCACGACCGTGGGTAGTGCTGCCTACACTGCGGCGGTGAGCGCGGTGAACGCGGCCGCGACCTCGCTGCAGACAGCCACATTGCTGACAGACGCCACGTTGGCACCTTTGGGAGCGTCGCTCTCGTCTTTGACCCTGGCGGCGACCACGGGTCTCGATACATTTGGATTTTCCACCGGGTTGAACAATGCATTGGCGGCTTGCGGCGACGCGGCCAATCTCAGTGCCGCCCAGGGCTATGTTATTCGTGCCCAACAAAATCTGTTGAGGGCAAGCGCATGACCATCGAAGTTACGGTGACGGGTACAGACTGCTTTATTCTGGCCGCGCAATATCTGGGTGATGCAACCGAGTTTTACCGCATTATGGTGCAGAATGACCTGACCGATCCGGTCATTTCAGGACCACCCGTCATTTTGGTTATCCCCGATGTTGAGACAAGCTCGACAGACGGGATTCCGACGCTGTGATGCGCAAGGGTGAGGTTCGAGCCGTGGCCTGCGCGGTATCTGGTCTTCGCCGATGAGCCAGAGCGTTGTGAACTATCCGAGGTTTCGTGTGACCGTCAATGGCGAAGTTTTGGAAGGGGTAAGCAAAGTCAGCGTTAGGCAGGCCGGCGCATTTCAGATTGGTGGTTTCTGCTTGTCGAAGGGCTTTGTTCCGGAAGATGCCTTTCCGGCTTCCTGGTGGGCCGCGACAACGAACAAAACGATCTTGGTCGCAATCGAATTATCGCT